CTATGCTTTTTTCTCGGTCTGGAAGATGCGGTCACGGCTGATGGCGTAGTATTCCTCGGACAGTTCTATGCCCACATATCCCCTGCCAGATTCGCGGCAGGCCACGCCCACCGATCCGCCGCCCATGAACGGATCAAGCACAACGCCTTCTGGGCCGGTGATGGCCAGCAGGTCATGGATTAGGGCAACGGGCTTGCTTGTCAGATGCACCTTCTGCTTGGCGATGACGGGGTAGGAATACAGGCCCGGCAGACAGGAGTGCGTTGCGAGGGTCAGGCTGCCCTTGCAGGCGTAGAGGACGTACTCGCACTGCTGGCGGAACTTGCCGATTTGCGGTCGGGCGCTCCGCTTGTCCCAAGGCACGATGCCCAACCATTTCCAGCCCGCGCCCTGCACGGCGTCTGTCAGGGCGGGCAGCTGGCGCCAGTCCGTAAACACCATCAGGGGCGCTCCGGTACGCGCCACGCGCCAGCACTGCACCAGCCAGAGCGTACACCACATGGTCCAGCTGCGCTGATCCTTGGCATCGCCCAGCATGGGCGGGTAGTGCTTCTTACAACCGCTTGACTGGTATTTGCTTGCCGGATCGGCCTGCCGGGCTGACATGTTCATGCCGCCGCTGGAATACGGAGGATCAGTCAGGATGGCGTCCACGCTGCCGGCGGCCATTCCGGAAAGGATGGTCAGGGAATCGCCGTTGAACAGAGTCACATTGTCAAAAATTTCCTTCTTCATTGTGTTGCAAAGGGGTTGCGCCCCAGCGATTCTCCGCATACCCTGTGTCGGTCTCACCATGAGACACAAAGCAGGCGGATTCTCTGCGGATGGCCGTAATCCATCCGTGGGGCCGTGGTGCGGCGGTAGTACGCCGCGCCGGTGGGGGCGTTATGCGCCCCCGCCACTACCTGCCCCTCCACAGTAGCCGAACCTCCGCCGTTCCGCCCAGAAACAGCGCGTTCCATGCGAACTTTTCCCCTATTCGCTTGTCAAAGAGCGCGGCGCAGCAGCATTTTCAAAATGAGGGCTAATGTTTCGTAGCCGTTGCAGATGTAGCCCGTGAAGCTGGCCATGCGGACGCGTTTCACTGTGCGCTTGCGGGGCAGATCCTTGTCCGTCCAGTGCCGGTAAACCACACCAGCCCTTTCCCCTCAAAGCCGTTGCGGCGAATTTGCCCGTATACAAAAATACACAAAAAGAGGCCCACAGATCGTAACGCTCTCGGGCTTTCCTTATTTATTCGTCCGCGTCGAGAAGGGCCTGCACGGCCGCTCTCCAGCGGGTGGGAACCTCGCCAATAGTCATGCGTCCGGTCTTAATCATACGATAATAAATCTTAGCCATTTTTTGCCTCCAGTTTCGCTATTCTCTGTTCCAGTTCAGCAGCGTATGCGGCGAGGTCAAGGGCGGCCGCATCTGACTCTTCTTTGTCGGAGGAGGATGTCATGCCCAGCTCCGCAACTGCCGCCTCAAGGTCGGGCACTCTGGCTGCCTCAGCCTCTGCCTGTTTGCGCTGCTCTTTTTCTGCGGCTATCTCATTTGTTGTCTGCTCCGGGCGCGTCAGCGATGCCCCGTCCGGCAGTGGTCCCAGCTCCTTCATCTCTATAGACGCGCTGTTGTGCGTAGCCCCTTTCGGCCAGTACTGAATACCACGGTGATCTTCTGTTTCAATCCACCCCGACCCGTTCCAGATGGCAGTGTATCCGGTGCGTTTGGCCGGAGGTTTTGTGAATGTGGCGTTAGCCGGGAGAAGGTACACCTCACGTCCTTCCAGTCGTGACCTTATGGGGTCTGGGAAACATGGGACCGGTTCAAGGAACTCATGTGTATTTATCGCATACATGTATGCTTGCATATATATAAAACCTCCTATTCATATCGAATACAGGGAAGAAGGCAGAGAGCGGGCGGCTGAACGGTGCCGGACTTGCCATAGATTGGATTGCTCCAATTCGCGTTAAACCTTAATTTACCACTTCCGGTTGTTAGTGAAGGATTATTATTATCAACGCCCCCACCGTATGTTGACCACCTAAACGCTCCACCTTTCAGATCAGAATTTACGTGGTCATAAGCATATATCCAAGGTCCGTCGCCCTGAATATTCGGCAATCCAGCTTCCATTTCCGTGCCGACCTGAGAACTGGTGCCCCACGGGACCTTGCCCATCAGGTTGGGCAACCTAAAACCGCTTGGGGGGACGTCTTCTTCCGGTGCAAAGGTAAACCCAATCACAGCAAACAACTCAATGTAATCGGATATGGCCACCGCAGACCCGTTGCATACCAGCCACCCCTCCGGAGGTGTGGACATAGCGAACCAGCGGATCTCACCGATAACCGCGCCCTGGTTCTCTCCTATGCTCACTTCCAGCGTTGCATCAGCTGATCCATCGAAAGATACCGAACCGGAGGCAGCACCCGAAAGCGTGATGGTGCGGTCCGTGGCCAGCTTCTCTGCGGCCGCAGCAGTGCCCTCGATAGTCTGAGCGAAAGTCTTCACCCCGGAAACAGTTTCGTCTCCAGTGGTGTGGACTGCGGACGCGTCAATAGCATGAATGTTCTGCTGCAACGTGGTGACGGACGCTTCAACGCCATCCAGCCGTGCGTCCGCACTCTGGGCGTGTCCGTCCAGAGTGGTCAGGGCCTCGGCAAGTCTAGGGCAGTCTTCGGCTAGGGCATTATCTGCGTTAGGAAGGGGCAGACTGAGGTAAGCCGTTTTTTTGTCAGTCATGTATCCTCCTTACGAGACGGCCAACAGGCGGATATCGTAGACGAGTGGCCGGGACGTGTTGCTGCCCGTGAGAGTGAGTCGGACCTTGACCAGGTCTGCGCCGCTCAGGGGTGTGGTGAACTTGAACTCCACGTATCCGTCGCCCTCCTGAGTGGTCCCAGCGGATGTCATGGCCATCCACTCGCCGCTGTCCACCTGAATCTCGGGGGTTACCGTGGCACCGGAAGGCACGTAGCCATCATAGATGAGCACAGCCCTGGCCGCGCCCGTGGCCGGAATACTGCGCGTGTAGTAAGTGCCGGAGGTCTGCACCATGCCCATGAGCACCTGCGTGCCCGGCCAGAGGACAGGAGACCCAGCCGTGTCACCGGAGAGCTTTGCTGTCACGGAGAGCGTACCGCTCGCCACAGAGTCGGAGAGCTGGACGGCCTGTCCCTCGGCTACGGTCATCACCGCGCCAGAGGGGAGCCCCAATTCGTACTCCACGTGCGTGGCGGCGCTGGGCGTCTCGGAACAAGCGAGGAGCATGAGGTCGCTCACCCCGTCAGAGCTTACCGTGGCCGAGCCCAGGGGGACGGTGTTCGTTCCTTCCACGAAGTCAGCAGCCAGCAAACGGAAAGCAATATCCTTGGTCTGGTGTGCCGTCCAAGTTGAAGCGTTAGAGGATGAAAGCAATACTCCGACGGTGTATGGCTGGGCAGACACCCACTGCTGATGGGCGCTGTCGAATGCGCCCATCTCGGCGATAGCCACGGCCGTGTCAGCATCATCGCAGAGGATGACCAGGGCATACTCAGTGGATGCAGAAAGGGGGACGGGAGCATCAAAGAGAATTCTGGTGGCGACAGAGGCTCCGGCAGTGATGGAAGAAGCCGGAACAATGGCCTCTGTCAGCACTGACCTGGTCGGATAGCCACCGGAGGTCTCGCGGATCTGGACACGGACGCCAGAGGCGCCCTTAGCAGTGAAAAAGAGGTCCACACCAGAGATCTGCCGGGCTTTTTCGAGGACAAAGGTCTGCGCCAGCGGGTCAATGTAGGTGTTTACCACGGACTGCACAGTGCGCAGCGTCGTGGTCTCAAGTGTGCCCTGTCCGACGAAGGTAGCCTGTGCGGTGCTCCCGCCAGCACCCGTGAAAACAACGGCTTTCACGCCGGCAGGAACGTTGGCGGGAACAGTGAAGTGGCCGGAAAGTTTCCCGGACGCATCTGCCGCGATGTCGGATTCCGCGGGCGTAATGGCGATGCCGTCGAAGGTCACCCGGCTGAGCTTTTCTCCGGACCCGAAGCCTTCACAGGTGAACGCGATGCTGATCTGCCGCAGGTATTCGATGGCAGAATAAGAGACGCCGGCCGTCTCCGTGGACGATCTGGAAGATGTTACGGTGGAGCCATGCTGGGGATGCGTGGGGGCGTAGATGGTCCGATAGAACTCCTTCGTGACCGGGCTGGTCCAGGTCGTATTCGTAACTGTCCAGCGATCCACGGCAGGCGTCAGCGTGGCTTTCCCTGGCATGACGGCGAACGCGAGATAGGGGTTAATTTTCATCTCGCCGGTCATCAGCGGCTGCTCCAGGACGACAGAAGAAGAGGAGCTGCGGGCAGCCGGGAGCTTCACATCGGAAGAGACGCCGGATACGCTGGCCCTGATAGGCAGCGTCAGGAAACCATTAACCACTGCGGCAGTCTGCTCCAGTCCCTGATCCCGCATACTGTCATCTAGCAGCGGGTCTACGAAGATGCCCACGCGTGCGCCAGCCTCGCGGGTCGCAACATCGGACTCAAGCCTCTGGCGGGCAATTTCCTGCAGGGCATATTCCACCCGGCTCGTGAGCGCTTCGAGATCAGAGAAAGGTATGACGCGCACGCCGTCATTGGTGACGACGCGCTCGTCTTTCGTTCTCCACGTCTGGGTGACGCTTGCCAGCGCCAGCATGGTCGAAGGCACAGCGGGGGCCTTGGCCCGGGTTTCGGAAGCAACGCCCTGGATCCAGGAGAATGCGCCGTCCGAGGTGATACAGAGTCGGTCAACTCTGGGAAGGGCCTGCTGATAGCTCACGAGAATGTCAGAGCCCTGAACTGCGCCGCTCACGGAGAAGCCGTCAAAATCCTGGCCGGAAGGAACCACGTTCTTAGCAATGTAGGTATAGGAAACCGTGTACGTGGAGCCGGTTGCCGGTTCAGCCCCGGAAGGAGACCAGTCTACGGTGTCGCCAGTTCGCTTGAAGTCCGTGCCCTCGGCGTAGGTGGTGGAGCCCTGCACGACGCTTACGATGGAACGCACGGAAGTCTCGGAAAGGGCATCGGCGCAGCCTGTATAACTGCCATGAACGACAGTCTCTGTCTTCTCGAGAGTCACACGGAGGGCAGTGATGGAGCGGATGGGAGGATGAGCTACGGTGATGCGCTGGGTGGCAGATCCGTCAGCCACGATGGCTTCTGTATCGATAAGGCGGAGGTCCGGCTCTGCGGCGTAGGTGAGGCGGCGCGAAGTTAGAAGCTCGACTCCGTAGCCGCAGACACGGCAGCGGCCTTCGGCCACAGTGTAAATCTGCGCTCCGCCCACATCATCAGCGGCCCTGACCGTCATGCCGGAGCAGACGTAGGTGCCGCCTCCGGTGCTGTCCCTGTCGTACCTGGCGATGCCCTGAGTGACGCTGTCGAGGTCAGGAGGTGTCTCCTTGGCTCGCACGACGCCGTCATCGATGGTGTAGATGGGATAGAAGGACCCTGTGCCTCCGTCTCCGTCGTAAGACCATACGGCCTGCACCCTGCGGCGCCAGGCGCCAGGCTCTCCCTGTCCCCTTGAGCCCACGGCCGGATTAAGGAGCCCAGCGTCTTCCGCTTCAGACACAATCGTCTCCCTGAGACGGATTCCTATGGAGAACGTCCCCTGTGTGGGGATGGTGAACGCTGAGGCCGACACGGAGTAGACCGTACCGGCAATGTAGACCTGGCCAGCCTCAGCCGTCACGGAACCAGATGAGGCGTCTACAGATATCTGGGCATCCTTAATGATATCGCCATCGGAAAAGATGGCGTCGCCTATGCCGCGAACGTGTGCGGCGGTTATGCTCTCGAGCTCGTTGATCTCTGATGCCTGGGTTCCGTACCCATCACGGAAGAGGATCTCTCGATATTCCTTGCTGGTATCGTAGCGGTTCCAGTAGTTGTCGATGTTTTTTCCATTAGGGGTCTGCATGTATTTTCCTCCGCTAGATAGGCAGGACAAATTCGACGGTCTGCCTGACGGAAGGCGATCTTGCTATGGCCGGTGTGAGGATTTCAGCCGCAACGAGCAGGCCAGGATCGGATATTTCATCGGGAGAGAAGTAGCGCTGCCCTTCGGGCAGGCCATCCGCCGTCACCGTGTCCATGAAAACGCCGACCTCTCTGATGATGGCGCTGCTGGCGTCCTCGAAATTGAAGTTCACCCGGATGTAAAGGTAGGGTGTGGGACCGGCCACCTGCTTGTAGCGTTTGTTTGTGGCGGTTCCGCTTCCGGTTGCCACAGGAATGACAATGTCACCCTCGTCGTCGGGTTCGACGTAGCCAACGGCTGTGGCCAGCCTGCGGCCGACTTCTGCGGTGAGGGCTGTGGCGTTCACGAGGGAAGGCAGAGAGGCATCATCCGCGTCCCATGCGGGATCGCCAGTCCCCCACGCGAGATGCAGGGGTCTGCTGGCAATGGCACTGGCGATGGCCGCCCGGCCGGTATTGGTTAACGTAGCGAGGCTCATTTTGGTTCACTCCTAATTGCTGTTTCTGCCGCGGGGATGAGCCACGGGCGACTGTCCCAGGTGCCCGTCCATTCACGCACCCACACAGGTGCGGAGGGCATGACTGGGATGATTGACTGGCCGGATATCACTGGAGAGGACGGCTTCACGGGGTTTACCGTGAGCCCTTCCGTCTCCTGGTACCGTTCAAGAAGTTCAAGTTCCTCCCGCTCCGGGTCAGCACCCCAGGTATCGCCCCAGCGTGTGCCCGTAAACGACATAGCCCGCGGGCGAAATCCGTACACTGAATTGATATCTCCCCAGGTTCCCGAAGCATGCAGCGCAATGGCGCCACCAGTGTCGCCTCCGTCGGACGGCCATGACCAGACGGCCTCGTCTCTGGCGATCCCCTTCACGACAATGCGGAACGGGGGAAGCTCACGGAGCATGAGCAGCTGCAGGAGAGAGGAAAAAGTGAATCCATGGGACTGGGGGTAGACGTCGCTCCAGAAGGAGCGGCTCCAAATGGGACGGTCCACATACGGCGCCAGGAAGCCTGTGCTGCTCTCTATGGCCAGGCCTACCCTGGCAGCATCACCGTAGGCATCGCATGACTGCAGGCCTCTCTGCATTCCCAGGGAAACGACAAGGCCGTCCATGCCCTGGACATCGTAGGGGACGCCGGAGAAGGTCGACCAGAAACCATAAGACCACGCCGTCTCACTCCAGATGCTGGGCTCCCAATTGTAGGTTGTGGTGTAGACGCGGGCGAGAACCGAGCGGGCCGGCTTGTACTCGTTGATGATCCAGATGAGCAGATCGAGGCTGTTCAGAAGGGCTGTCTGCTCTTCCTGCGTTACCGGCTGCGCAAGCCGTACCTGGAAATCAGACCAGCGGCTGGGCTGCCACTGTCGGACATTGTCTATGGCGGTGACATCAAAACCGTAGTAGCGCAGTATCTGCGGCAGGCCCTGGGTTTTGCCGCCGAGCATATGCCAGTGCCAGGCTCTGATTACTCTTGACCGGAACTTCTCCGGAGTCTCTCCGTTTTTCCGCTGGAGGCCGCGGCCAAAGCCATGCTCCAGCACGAGGTCTTCCTCGGCGAGAGAGGGGAAAAATTGCTTTCTCGCGTAGATGACGTCGTCTATGACGCTGTCGAGGGCATGAGCCGTTCCCTCTGCGATGGCCTGAAGAGGGCCAGGACGGCGGATGAGTGGCCAGGCAAGGACTTTTTGGAAATATTTCCAGAACTCGGAGGACATTATGCCTCCGCGGCCAGCTCGGCCGTGATGGACATGCTGTTGAGGCGTGCCACTCCGTCAGCGGGAACGTTGACGATGTCCTCGGAAGGGCTTGCCCATTCCACGGACTTCACCCCGGGAACGGCCATGACCGTGTGCGTGAGGAGGTCCCGGGTCAGGTCCTGTCCGATGGCAAGCGAGGTCACGTCTTTCACGGTACTTGTCTCAGCGAAAAGGGCGTAGAGGCGGGATTTTGCCTGCTGGATGATGTTTGCAGCGTCTCCTGTCGTGTAGGAGATGACGCCGCTGATGTCGGCGGGTACAGGCTTCGGGGCCTTCACTTCCCAATCGTCATTGATGGGAACGTGGGGAGAGATGGCCTCTTTCACCTTTTCAAGGAGGGCTTCCGTGGGAAGGACGTCGGATCCGCGTACAACGATGTCCACCGTGCCCTGGCCTCTCGGATGCTGATCCAGGATAGACACGGAGGTCACCCCAGGCACGGACAGTGCCCATGCCTGGTACGCGTATTTGGTGCAGCCGTTGTTGGCGAGCCATTGCAGGCGGTATCGTTCCTGCAGCTGGGCGTCTGTTTCTTCGTCGAAGCCTTCACCCGTGAGCCATCCTGTAGGGTTTGAGACGCTTCCTATGCCCACGACTGGCGTGACCAGCTCGCAGATCTGGCCGGAGGACGCATTGCCCGCTGCTCCGTAGTCCTCGGCTTCGCAGGGAACGGCGACAGACTCGGAGCCGGCAGGGAGAACAGCGTCTTCCGTGGTAACATATCTGTACACGGCGCCGGTGCCGTCTGGCAGAGTGCGCACGATGCGGCCGGCGGGAATGCTGATGTTAGTGGTATCCGAGGCCGTGCCCCTGTAGAAGGTTACGATGCCCTCGGCTTTCGTTGCGGCCCTGCGGGTAAGACCTACACTGTCAGCGTGAAGATCCAGCCAGTCCCCGGTGGAGTAGTACGGGGCGGCCTGCTGGAGAAGGCGTCCGAGGAGGCCGTATATCTGCCATTCGCCCCAGCAGAAAATTTCAAGGAGGCCGCGTACAACACCCCGGTTCAGGTTCAGTCGGGCTGGCAGGAAGCCCTTTGCGGCCATTGTGTCCTGCACACCCTCGACAAAACCGAAGACCTGGGAGCGGACTTCATCAAGAGACCTGGACAGACGGGGCAGTGTCACATGGTTTGACATCGGCAATCACCAGTTCAAGGGTTGATTTGTTGGCCTGAAGGACGAGAGAGAGGGGCGTGTCGCTGTCGAGGAAACGCCAGCGGCAGAGGGCTGTGAGGGAGACGGCATCCCAGGAGGTTACATTACACGTGACCGTACCGGGGACTACACGGGGGTCAGCTTCCACCCGGGTGATAACCTCGGCGCAGAACGCGGCGCGGGCTGAGGCCGTAGACTCCTCCCGAATCCAGTCATGGAGGAGGGAACCGAAGTCTGTGTCGTAGAAGAGGTTTCCAAGACGGGTGGAGAGACGCAGACGGATGTCCTGCACCCCGGTGTCCACGCCGTCCGTGAGGACCAGCGTGCCGTTGGCAGCGACCTGTGCCTGCATGTCTGCGTCAAGGGCTATGTCCTGCCCCCAGAGATCCGTATCCGTGCTCATACGCAGAATTCTTGACACGAAGACTCTGCATCTTCGAGGACACCATGCACACTGTGCACGGTATTTCGCGGCCTAGTGGTGAGGGCAGGAACCGCCGGACCGCGTGGCAGCGTAAGCGTCTCCGTCCACGGCGAGGTTTCCTGAGAAGGAGGCCTGTCCCCTGCCTCCGTCCCAGTTCGTGCTGACGAGTACGCCCTGCAGGTTGATGCGAGGGGCTCTGAGCGTGATTTCCTCGTCTGCCTCAATAACGTCCTTGGTGCCGGCCTTTATCGTCCAGGTCTTGCCGGCTTCCGTCCTCACGTCCTCAGGGGTCAGCATGATAATATGCTTGTCTTGGTCTATGCGGAGTTCGACGCCGTTCTCAAGTTGGATGACAAATTCGTTCAGTCCGGCCCTGGGGGCGTTATTGCCCCCGCCCCAGCGCATGTTCGTGATGGCTGGGAAGTTCGGGTCCCCATCATAATAGGTGATGTCACACGGTGTTCCTACAGAAGGCGGACAGACGATCCCACGGTTGTTTCCGCCCCAGACAACGGGCAGGGAAACGTGGGAGATGACGGGTTCTCCATTGTCCTCCTGGCCGTCATTCCGGAGAGGCTGGACATCCGCGTAATAGGCTCCGTCGCTTGCGTACACGGCCACGATTTTTCCTTTACGTGTCATGCGGTAGTAAGCGCGGAGGTCCGGCTGCGCAACCTCTACCGCCTTCCTGATTGTTCCTATGGGGTCATGCCTGCTTTCCCGGTCATCCATTTTAACTCCATCCTTCGTCCGTGCCGTAGGTTACCTGAGTTGTGTTGCCCGCGTCCTCCAGCGTGTGAATGACGCTGAGGGCACGGTAGACGTCATCGATGCCCCTGCGGCTATCATATACGTGCATCAGCCGGCTATGCGTGAGCCCGGGAAGGACTACGGAGGTGACGACGCCGATACCACCCACGGCCAATGGAGGAGTATGAGCTATGAGATTTTCGGCAGTCGCCACCCTGTATTCGTCACCGGGTTCGTCTCCGTCGCTCCACGTGAGACCGGAAGCTCCCAGCCAGAGCGCGTGCCTGTGCATGTCGCAGCCGTATGAACGTTCAAGCGTTGTTCCGAGCTGCTTGATGGCTCTGGCCACGGTGCAGTTGCTGAATACCTGATGAGGGAGGACTGGAGAGGGAATGGAGATATTTCCGACAGAGAGGCCTGTCTTTGCCAGGAGGCGCCGGGCAACGACATCTGCCGGCTCGTTGAGGAAACTCTCTGTTACCCGTGTTGTGGCTAAGGACTGTTCCTGGCCTACGCAGCGCACGATCACGGCGTCAGCGTCAGGAGCTGAGGCGTGCGGCTGGTCTATGCCAGAGATAGATCCTTCCCACTCCTGCCAGAGCGAGTCTTCCCCTCTGTATCCGAAGCAGATATCCACAGGCTGTCCCACGGCCAGGGATGCGCGCACAGTGCCTTCCGGATCGGGAATAACAACAGACGCCATCCCAACGACTGCACGGCGTCTTGATATGATCTCTATTTTTGGGCTTCTGGTTATGTCCAGAGGCCCGATTAAGCAGCGCACGTTGAAACCTTCAATCATCACTTGAGATCCGCTTTGATCGTGTATTCCTCGGCCTTTTGCCTGGCAGAGGATGCGGCCTTGCCCGCGTTGTTCCCTTTCGAGGCGGCCTGCCTGGCGGCCTGGGCGAGGCTTTTGGGCGTAATTTTCGAGGCTGCTGCCTGTTCAAGCTTCACGACAGGCGGGTTGTGTTCGGTGAAGGCAAGCTGCGCCTGGATTTCATCAGAGCTTGAGGTTTCGGAGGATTCAAGGCGGGAGAAGACCACCTGGCGCACGCCCCGGGCCTGCATATGCCTGTTGGCCACGGTGAAGATGGCGGGGTTGGCGCTTCCGTCTGTCTGCCTGAAGTACCCGTTGATGGTCTGAAGCTTGTCATAGCAGGAGCCCTGGTCATCCGTGGGCAGAAGGAGCGTGATGCTGATGGACGTGTCTTCCCAGCCCTGCGGCGTCTTTTTCTTGCCCGAGGTCTTGTCGACGCTCTGCTCGTCCATGCGGACAGAATCGCTTACTTTCAGGTTCTGGAGGAGCCCGGGAAGGGCATCTCCACCAATGCGGACAATGCCGTCTTCAAAGGTCAGCAGTTTGATGCTCATGCCAGCCCCTCCCCGTATTCCGTGGCCGCCTGGCGGAGTTCATCGTAGAAACTGTTGGCGTCCTTAACGTTCGGCAGGGTGATGTTGGCGATGTGCAGCGTCCAGTAGCGAGGCTGTGCGGCCGTGTCGCCTGCCTGCCTGGCTCTTTCCTGCTGCCCTTCCGTTCCTGTAGTGCCGTCAGGCATGGGAACCTCAGGCGTCTGAATGGGCAGGGAACGGGAGGTCATGCTCTGAATAGCCTTCAGGGAAGAGGTAACATTTGACGTATCCAGAGCCGGGAGGGCTGCGCCGCCGGCATCGGTCAGAGCTGTGCGGATGTTCTGTCCAATCGGCTCGAGGGAACGGCTGACCGTCCCCTGCAGGGTGCCGGCTCCGAGGGCAACGCCTCCGGCGAGGGTTGTCATCATCTTCTGGCCCGAGAGGGTCAGTGTAGAGAGCGGCCCCTCTTTGGCGTCGGAGTGCGGGAGCAGGCTTCCGATTTTATCGAAGACGCCGGAAACGGCGTCCCTGATACTCCCGGCAGCTGACAGGATGCCATTCTTGAGCGTCTCAAGAATTTTCCGGCCGCATTCTGAAAGATCGATGCTGTTGAGGAAATTGACCACGTCATCGAAGGCCGCTCTGATGGCATCGCCGATACCCAGACTGTCGGCGATGCCCATAACTGCGCTTACCAGGGAATCGCATGCGCCCCTGGCCGCGTTCAGGGCGCCAGTCCAGTCCCCATTGATGATAGCTATGACCCAGTCGAACAGGTTCTTGAGGATGCTGAGCCCCTGTACCACGGCGTTGATGGCGGCGCCGAGCAGACCGAAGCCAACGCTCACAATGGATCCGAGAATTTCGCCGAAGTTTTCCCAGGCCGCGGCTTCAGAGGACACGTCAACGCCGAAAAGCTTACCTATAGCGGACCCCAGAGAGGTTATGGCGTCCATGAGCCTGAGCATGGCCGGCGTAATGAGCTCCGTGAACTTTGAAAAATCGAGACCTTCCCAGAAACCGGTGAAGAGGCTCTTCACCCGGTAAATGGCCTTCGAGATGTTGATGACCAGGGGAGTAAGGCCGGATGCATCCAGCTGCTTCGCAAGCTCACCTTTGATGGTCACGGTAGATCCGGTCAGGCTCTGGAAAGCGGCGATGACACCGCGGATCACGAGAGAGACATTTTGGGCCCAGCGGTCGATGGTGTCTCCAATGCCGGCAAAATTCGACTTGTAGACGGCATAGAGCGTCCCGATGACGGCGATGAGGGCCCAGAAGGGGACGCCGAGGCCTACGAGAGCGGCCCTGAGCGGTGCCAGTGTGCCCGTGATGAGAGGCATGACACGGGAGAGGCCCCAGCTCGCGGCGCTGAATGCGGTGACGGCGATGACAGCCGTAGACAGGGCGCCAGCCAACGAGATGAGCCACTGCCCGATGGCAGACTCGGCTACGGCGCGCAGCGCTTCCGCAATGACGCCAAGGGCATTTGCGCCCGCTGTGATGGCAGGCAGAAAAGCCTTGCCTATGGCGATGGCAAGGTTCCTGACGCGGTTTCCGAGAAGCTGGAGTGCGTTCTTGGTGGTTCTGGCTCTCTGGTCAAACTCGGACTGCATGGATCCGGCATACCTGGCCTTGTCCCGGACAAGGTCGAAGGCCTGGTTGAGGTTGTCCACGTTCTGGAGAAGGGGAGCAATGGCGCCGATGGATTCCTCGCCGAAGAGCTGCGTGAGGACGGACATCTGATTTTCCCTGGGCAGGGCAGCAATGGCTCCCAGAACGGCCTTCATTGTGCCTTCCGCATCCTTCTGCATGCCTTTGGCAAGGTCTCCGGCAGAGAACCCGAGTTTTTTTAAGGTCGTTATCTGGGTCTTGGTCATGGCGCTGCCCTTGGTGAGCGTCGTCACGAAGTTCTTCAGAGCTGTAGACGCAACCTCGGGTGCGGCGCCTGCTGACAGGAATGCGGCGCCGAGAGCGGCCACCTGCGTCTCGGTAAGGCCGCAGGCCATAGCCGTGGCGCCCATACGCTGTATGACCTCTCCCAGAGCCGGAGCAGTGGCGTTCATATGGTTGGAAAGGTAGTTGACGGCATCGCCCAGACTGTAGACCTGGGGGAGTGTGAGGTTCATGCCGGCACGCCAGTCAGCCATCATCTTGCCTGCCTGGGCACCGGTAAGGTCAAAGGCAACGCCCATCTTGGCCGCCTGCTCAGCGAATTCCTGCAGATCGTTTTTCGCGATGCCGGACTGCCCTGCCGCGGCGATGATATCCGCGATGCCGGAGGCGGCCATGGGAATGCGTGCGGACATGTCCTGGATGCTCTTCCCCATGGCGTCGAATTCCGCTGCGGAATCGAAGTCCACGACCTTGCGGACCTCAGCCATGCTTTCTTCAAAGTCCATGGCGGACCTGGCACATGCGCCGAAAGCCCCCAGAAGGGCTCCGGCGGCTGCGGCAACGGGTGCCATGGATACGGCCAGGCGCCCCATGGAATCCCCCAGGCCGGCGGCATGCCCTTTGGTCGCGGCCATGGCTGCCTGAACCCTGCCCAGGGGGCCGCTCATCAAGTCCACGAGGTTCAGCGTGGCGAAAACCTGGAAAGCCTCCATCATTTACTCCCGAAAATCCGACTCAGTGCCTGAAAATACCGTCTCTCCATCCATGTGGCCTCCCGGACCTGATCCGCCCACTCGTCGAGGTCCTCGGAGGGAGCGGTGTGGAGCCAGTGCAGGATCATCGCATCCCCCTGGCTCCACTGGTCCGGGTCTTCCCCTAGTTTCCCAGGTCGGCCTTTACGCCTACGGCTGTGATAAGAGCCCCGCTGTAAGTAGTCGTGATGCCGGGATAGTCTTCCATTGCCTGAAGCAGGCTGTCCTTGTCGTCAGAGTGCACGGTGGAAAGAAGGAGCGTGCGGGAAGCGAGGCTGGCATTCTTGCCGGCTGTATCCTGCAGCCTCTTGATTTCAGTCTTAGTGGGTTTTGCGAAGCGGAAGGAGAGTTCCACTTCTTTACCCTCCCAGGGATCCGAGAAGGTAAGAGGAAAAGCAACGTATTTGCGCTCGTCGGTCTTTTCAGCTGGCATGTGTCATATCCTCCTGGCTTAGATGGTGGCGCTTTCGGCCTTGGCGGCTACGCCGTTCCAGATAATGGGAGAAAGTATGGTGAAGTCGCACGAGACGGGAGAGGCGTTGTCATCGCCCTGGCTCGCGCCGCCGCCGGAAAACTTCGTGATGCGGCAGTTCTTGAGCGTGTCGGTCACGGTGCCCATGTCGGAGTTTGCGTAGCTCACAACTATGGTGAAGGGTGTGTGGTCATAGATACCGCCCGTGGTGCCATCCGTGAGGGCGGACTTGAGCTTCTCCCACTCGTCCCTGTCGAGAACCATGGAACCGGAGGCCTCGTAATTTCCGCGGCCCCAGGAGCGGGCAATGCCGCCTTTGCCGTAGCGGGCAGTGATTTCCTGCTGGTCCTCATATTTGATTTCGGTGATGCCTACAGCTTCGCCCTGCGGGAGGGTGACGCTGATGTCTTCCCAGTCATAGCCTCTGCCATTGATAGCCATATCCCTGCCCTCCTCTAGTAGAGCTCACGGCTGCGCGGATCGAAGGTGGTGCCCGCGTATACGTAGGAGTTATAGAGTTTGATCTGGCGGATAATCGGGATGCCCACGAGGGTTATCTCTACGCTCACGCCGTTGTTGACGACGTCCTGTCCGTCCGGAATGTCCACGACGTACCCGGCAAGTTCCTGCGGGCTCGCGGTGGTCATGGCGTCAAGGGCGGTTTCAAGGTTCGCCCTGAGGTAGGCAAGACCGGAAGTGCTGGACGGCCTCAGGGGGTCGCCCGCCTCGTCGTACATGGATTTGAGGGCAGCGATGCGGGTCAGACGCACAGCCTTGAACACGGTCCTAAGCACTTCCTCATAGCGGAAGTCGGAAGTGCTGTCGGCCATAGTGCGGGCATCGCCCCAGTAGGTACCATCCATGCCACAGTAGGATCGGGCCGTGATGTAGCCGGCGTCCTCCAGCTCCTTCTGGGCTGAGCTCCAGTCGTCAGGCAGAGCGAGAGGAGACACGGGGCCGTCCTTTACACGGCCGGTGGCCCGCTGCACGGGAATCGACATGACGCGTCCGGCCTGCAGGGCACCGGCATTCCGGAAGCGGCGCAGGCCGCCCGTCTCGGTCACTTCGCCGTACTGGGCGCAGACGGTCACGAAGCGGGCGGCGAGGCCCTGCCTTTCTGCCACCATGGCCGTGGTGAAGGCACTGACGTCTTCTCCGGCGTAAGGCAGCCTGGCCTCCATTTTGAAGTAAGTGGGCCTCTGCACGTTCCAGAGCTCTTCGGCCCTGGCTTCTGCCGCGGCCCAGTCAACAGAGTCGGAAGGGCCAGCTATGTAGACGAATTCCACATCGTATACGGAAAGCGGTTCTTCCAGGGCAGCAAAGACATCCGCGATGGTGGGCGCGGGCGCCAGGAGTTCACAGGTGTAGGTGGTACCGGTGACGTAGATCCCCTCGGGAAAGGTAACTTTCACGCCGTAATCGGAGAGCGTGAGTGTGCCATCGGCAGGGATGGTACGGGTGGACCCGAAGTTGTCGCCTCCGTCCACAGAGAGCCGATAGGTCCCCTCATTGAGTGCGCCGCTTTTGATCACCTGGAGGACAAGCTCCGCACTGTCAAGCACGCCATCAGCTTCGGTCACGGTAATGAGAGGGCTTGAGGTGTCACCCACACGAGTGACAGGTCCCACGGGAGTACGGATACTGAAGGAGTACTCTGCGCTCTCGTCCAGGGATGCTCCGGAAGGGAAGGAGATGGTTACGCCGGTTGGGGTACTGCCTTTGGTGATGCCGAGGGATGCGGCGGACGTGGTCTCGTCCCCGAACCCGGCGCCTCCATCGCTGGAAATCTGTACTTTGGCTGTGCCGACAGCACCGCCCGAGGTCACTCTGATGATGACATCGGCATTCTGCGCGGGGACTCCGGTGACTGTGCAGTCAACTTTGGTCCCTGTCTTCTGGACTCCGGAAATGTAGCCGCCGCTCTGTCCCTTCACGGGGACGGCGATGAGATAGGGATCCTGACCGGCAGTCAGCAGCATGTCGCGGACCCGGTCCACGAGAGGACCGGTGCCCAGGAGGGAACCGAGGTCGCTGCGGGCGCCCACGAGGTAAGCCTTGCCCACGGTTCCTCTGGAACAGACACCTGCGACAAGGGCTTTTCCGTTGGCATTGTCGTTGACGATGCCGGAGGTGCCGTCGATGAGATATTCGAATACATCGCCCATGGCTGGTGCCTCCTTATGACCTGCCACCAAGTGGACGGGTCCTGGTCCTCTCCAGGGCGGCCGTGTACTCGGCTTCGGTCACCTTCTTGTCTGCGGCCCAGTCCATAAGACGGCAGACGCCTGCCTGAAGCCACGTGGGGACACGGTGAATGGAGGCAAGTTCGGAGAGGGAAAGAAGAGGGGCGGCCGCCTGGGCCGTTTCCTTGTCGGTATTCTTGGAAGCCATGTGAGTTTACTCCTTGTAAATCTTGGGAGTGATGGAAATCGTCGGGATGAGAGCTTCGGCCTCTTCGGAGGTGACCCTCCACACGAACTCCACCACGAAAAGCCTGTTCATCCGGTTGAAGACGCGGATCACGCTGTCGCCCACTCTCGTGTCTGCTTCACGGCCGAAGGTGGCCTCCTGAACGCGAATTTTCACCCAGTTGCCCCGGCTGTCGTTTCCGCCGCGTGGGAGAGCTGGCACAAAAGCCACGCAGAAAGCCTCCAGCCATGTCCGGTTGTCCGCGAGCACATTGGCATTGACCGTCAGCTCCACTTCGTAAAGCTCTCTCTTGCGGATTTGCTCCGTTGTCGTGCGGGTTACGGCCAGCTTGCGCCCTGTGCGGGTGTATCTCTCCGGCATGAACTGCAGTTCCAGGCGCGGGCGCCTGATGGTCAGGTTGTCCTTTTTTACGATGTCGATCACACTGCCTTCCGGCATGCCGGCGGACAGCGCCGCCCGCGTGATGACCTCCCTGGCGAATGACTGCATGTGGAATCCTGAATCCTACGGTTTGAAAGCCCCGGCTAAAAAGTCGGCCATAGTTTCCTTCACTTCCTCCATGTCGGCTCTGGACACTCCAAGAAAGGGGCGTGGCGGAATCGTCACCTTATCAGCGGATACCGTTCGGCCCCCAGTTCTCTTGAAGACAAGACGTTTTGCCTTTTTAGGCGTGATGGCGCCGCCTTTCTGGTGAATACGGGCATAAACCAGGTTGCTGCCCACCATGACCTTGTCGGGCGTGGCTGCGTAGTCGATGGACTTCTGGAGGCGCCCGGTATCGGTCAGCGTCTGACCGCCTTCATTAGCTGCCCGTCCTGACTTGGGCCATTTCTGTCCCTGCGGATCTTCCTCATCCGCGAACCGTTGCAGCGTGCCGGATACCAGAGCTTCGCCCACAGAGTTCATGAGGGACTTCGTGTTTCCCAGTTTGAGGGCCGCCTTACCCATCGCCTTGTCGAACCCGCCCCAGTTCAGAGACACTCCGTTCTTCGCCGTCATTGTTACAGCCCCCTGAGGTCAAAAAATGGATGTCTGGATATCACAGCAAAACTCGGCTCCTCCCGGTCTGGATTCGATTCTTCAAGCGGAAGCTTCAGCTTGCCGGAAGCAATGTCTTCCAGAAGTGCCGTGCAGTATTTCCACTGCTTCTGCAGAGGAATCCATTCATTGGCAGTGTTTCCTTCCGTATCCACAAGCGTCGTAATGGCTTCCACCGTACGGTAGGCGCTGATCACGGCGGCAATGTAGCGGACAAGCTCCGGCACATAGGGCCACGGCTGAGGATACCGGTAGGAAAGCGCGTCTCCGATTTCCCCGGAGACGGCTTCTATGGTTCTTTCCACAATGCCGGGATTCTGCTCCTCACACGCCGCCATATACCCGGCGTGCAGAAGGTCAATGATGTGGCCGCGGGTACACAGGTTCATACGTATGCCTTTTATTCGTTTTTTAGACTAGTTTTATACTAGTCCAATATCTTTTCCCCTTGTCCAGCCCGTCCAGAGGATTAAAACGTCTCTCCGGGGCGTACAGCGTTTTCCCGCTAATCCACCACGATCGCCTTGCAGACTGCCCGCGACGGACGCGCGGGCATGGGTTTGGCCTGCCCGATCAGGGTAATGGAAGAATCATCGTTGCTCTTTACCGGCACGATATGCAGGGGCACAGCGGCGTTGCCGGCGGAAATGGAGTCAACAGCGCAGTACCAGATGGTGCCAGGTACATCTACGGCCACACCAAGCAGAGTTTTGGCGTCCAGTTTGGGCACCCATTCCCCGCTCACGGGCGCGGGATAGGTTTCATCCATAAAACGGATGACGTAACTGCCGATGCGCACTTCGCCATCACCCAGTTTGATGCTGATGGGCGCGTCCTGTGCCGTGGAGCGGTAGTTTTCCGCCATATCCAAGAACACGGTGGTCACGTCCTCGCCGCACATGAACTCTACCCTGCCGCCGATCCCCGCCATGCGGATTTCCTGCTGCATGGCCCGCAGCAGACGATACACGTCCGAAAGTTTGCTCGTACCCGTCAGTTTTGTGCTGGGCGTATGGGTAAGCGGCGTACCGTAGTCGATACCGTAGCTTTCCGTACGTCCGCCCGGAAGCTGTACCGGCCAGGCCAGTTTGCCCGTGGTGAGCACGCCCGCGCACATACCCTCGGTGGTAGCGTGGACCGCCTGCCTTACCTGATCCACCTTCTGCGTGCGCCACGCTTCAATCGATGCCTGGTTGCCCAGGAGGACTCTCAAATCATTCAGCTCCGCCGCCGTTACAGGGATCTGTACCTTGATAGGCAGCGGAGCAAAGAACTGCGTTTCGATGGATTCATTGTCCAGAGGAACGGGAACTCCGTCACGGCGCACCACGGGAACGGTCTGCACCACGGCTTTCAGGTCCGTGATGCCCAGCATGGAAAGGGGATGCGTCGGGCGCTGTTTGAAAAAGCGGTCCATGATGGTGCTTTCCAGCGGCGGCAGCGTCCTGAGCGACTGAGCTACCGCCTGCTGGGTAAAAAGGCCTTTCAGATTCGCAAGCATAAGGATTTCCTTCGTTAGACGTTTTTAGACTATGCGGGGTAAATGCCGTGTTCCACAAGCTGCGCCGTCTGAATGTCGGTCAGCGCCTTTCCGTCGCCCGTTGTGAGAACGCGGTGCTTCACGCCCCCATGCACCACACACAGAGCGGAACTTTCGCCGTGCTCGCCCGTGGGGTCGCAGGGTGTATCCACCACAGCCACGGGGATCACTGTGGCCGCGTCCGTGGAAAGCAGCGGTTCCCAGGCCGCGCCCACCACAGTGCCGCTCTGTTCGTTATCCCCCATGACATCCACGCGCTTCATGACTGTGCCCACGGGAAGCGCTGCGGCCTTCGCCCTTGCCGAAAGCGGCAGATGGTGCAGCACCACGGGGTGATCACCGGTGGCCGCCCGTTCCCCTGAGAAAACGTATTTGCCGAGATAGCCTTCATTTGCCATGATACTTTCCTTTTACGCCGGCGGCCGTCACGGGTCGCCGGGCGCTCTAGAGCTTCGCCGTCAGTTCGGCGGGGTTGATGTTGGCGGACTGGACGCCCGTATGAGACGGGGACGCAGAAAAGTCGGAAGCCCTCCCATCCACGGGGCGAGCTTCCAGTTCGCGGAAATAGCGTTCTTCCATGCTCAGGCTTTCCGTCCTGCCGTCCGGAGCCGCAAAGTCCACGGTTCCGGGCTGCGCCGCCAGCCTGGCCGCAAAGTCCAGCACGCCCGCCTTTTCAGCGGGTTTTACCTTTCCGGCCTTCACCAGTTCCGCCACGCGCGCCTCCCGGCGCTCGCCTTCAATCCTGCCACGATATGCGGCAAAATCGGCGCTGGCCTTTTCCGCCTTCTGTTCCGCTTCAGTTTTGGCAGCTTCCGCCTTGTCCTTTTCCTGTTTGCGGGAGTCGGCTTTCTTTTTCAGATCTTCGTTTTCGGCGCGTAACGCCTCAAGCTGGCCCTGCAGCTGCCCGATCTGCCGCTGCAAATCCTCAATACTCATACTGTCTCCTTCGCCGCGTATTGCGGCAAAATCCACCGTGATGGCGTTCCCGCCATCATGAAATTCCACCGCCTCAAGTCCGTCGATGGCCGGTTGTGCCGCGCCCAGAAGGGCCACATGCCGCAGGGTCACGCGGTCCGGCATCAGGGACATGGACACATGGCGGTAATGCCTTTTTGCCACGAGGTCCCGCACCGCGTCCGGAACGTGCGCGAACTGTGCGAACAATTTTCCGTTCTCCGCCCTGAGCCGCGCAGCCCAGCCGAAGGCCGGGGCCGCGTCCGTCTTTGGATGGCCGAACACCAGCGGCGCGTCGCGCTTCGCCGGGTTGTAAGCGTGGGCTATGGCCTCCAGGTCGCCTTCCGTGAATGTCTGCGGACGCCCGGCGCTGTCCGTGAAGGTGCCCGTGCGAGCGATTTCGATCCATTTGTCAGGCATAAAAAAAGCCTCCGTTCCCCTGCACTGTGACAGGAAAACGGAGGCTTCGCCCGGAAAGGACGCTTTCTGTGCAAGGTTCTTTGTTCCCTTGCCGGACAATGTGGCCTATAGGCAATCTTTAACTATTTTGACTCATCATCAGGATTTTTCATTGAATCAAACCAGTCAGACAAATTAAGGACGCAAAACGAAGTTGAAACAATTGTAAAAAGGGAATAAAAAAAGAAGAATATCCCAATAAAATCAAAAATAAATATTTTAGTTATGTGAAGTGCTTTAAATAGCACAGCAAAAAAAATAGATAAAAACTGAATAAAAATAAAATGTAGAAACGATGAATTAACTTTCATGTACAAAGAAATATCATTTTTGTTATCCTTTGCACGCATGATCTCCATAAATTTTTCGTTTCCGAAACCTACTATAAATGCATACCCTCCAAGCGAAAAACCAAGTACAGAAGGAATAATGCTTATGACATCATCGCACCATTCCCAACACTCGGATACAAAATAACTATTTATTATAGCGACCACTAGCGACAAAGCTAATGCCAGCCAAAAATACAGTGAGTTCTTTAGTTCTCTAAATCCACCATATCCACGCCAATAGATACTAAAGGAGTTTCTAGGGCCTTTAGCATATTTTGAAAGATAACCATTAATTTTTTCAACGGAAATCTTCATCTTTTTTTTGCCTGCTAGTGAAAAAGGGCAACAAGGATCGTGCATATCCCAGTAGGCTATCAAAAAGAGTCGTGACATCGCTATCGTATTGCTCTTTGTAGACGATAGGCATTTCAGAGCTCTTCTTTTCTACTCTTACGTCATTTTCATATCCTGTCGCTTGAATAAATCCATTTGAAAGAGCAAGCTGCATGTGTGCTTTAGTTTCATCATCTGGCACTAGAGTTTTTCCTTTTTCAGCTGTTAGTCTCTCATCATGAGTTCTACCATTTTGATTTTTTAATCTTTCAATATATTTCTGTTTAAGCTCAGATATGTCATCGTTATTCGGCATATTTACTCTAATGATAAGCCGTGATAATATATCCATGCTCATGATAGATTCTATTGTTTTTACATCAGTTTCAACTGATATATCAACTGGTCCATATTCATATACTAAATGATCTCTATTAAGAAGACCATGTAATGCCTTAGCAAAATATGCTAAAGATATACTAGATTTTTTGTGTTGCGTTACTAGAAATAATCTATGCCCTTTTGGCATAAAACAAAATTCTGTATCTGTAAGATTAGGAAAGAAATGTTTTAAGTCAATTTTTGGTTTATCAGCGTCATTTTCAAGGGGAATACCTTTAGCGGCATCATACCAATCACCCTCACGTATTTTTGTAAATCTATAAACAATTCCGCGAATATATGGATTCTCTTCATCTTCTTCAAAATGAATTGCCTTGAGAGCAATCAAATCATTTCCATGATAAAGCCAAGGAGTAGGCGGTGTTTCACTAAATGCGTTACGAAACAACGACATGTACTTTTCTGGAGAGTGTGGTTGAACTGTGATATTAATAACGCCTATGGAATATGTAATCTGTCTTGCCATCTCCCCAAAGCTCCTTGCTGTTATGGCTGGCGGATATTGTTTTCCCATTACCACACTCTGTTTATAGCATCAATTCCTCTGATGAGCCTCTTGACTTCCCGTGCCGCGCAGGTATGCTGATTCCAAGACCGATTCCGGGAGGCCTGCCGTTAAGCCGGACTGGCAGCCATACTCCGCCCCGGTAGCGGAGACGTGAGAGTGGCCTTGCGCACCACCCCCGGAACCGGTCATTCTATCCGTTCATAGCGGCCTGTATTTTTAAATTCTTCCAGCGATTTCAGTTCCGCCCCCGTCCGCACGGTGTTCACAAGCTGTTTCTTGCGCTCCACCTTGGCCTGATAATCCACCAGAACAATGAATTTGGCGTTGCCGTTGTTCACCACATAGACAAGGCCGGGCTTTTGCTTGTCCCAGTATATGGCTTCGGGCTTGGCCAGCAGTTCCGGCAGCTTTTGCCAGACTTCAAGCGGCAGGGGGTGAACCTTGTTTGTGCGCAGGGCGTGAAAGATGTCGCTGTCGCCAATGCTGATGTCAGGGCTGGCAGGGGTCATGTCCTTCCCTGCCAGAAAGTCCAGGGTTTTTGTGGTGAGTGTGCCGACCCGGCAGCGTTCGCTGGCCGTGTGAAACTCTCCCTTGCCCATCTTTTCGCCCAGCCGCCCGACCCATTCTCCAAATGCTGCGGGCCGCTGGCGGTTCTCTGCATAGCTTTCCCGGTCAAGGGTCGGGTATTTGCCAAGGTTCAAGCCGTCAAGCCAGTCCTTGCCCGGATTGCTTTTGAAGCCCTTGTCCGCGCCGGGAAAATGAACAAAATATTCCATGCCCGTCTTCGGGTCCGTCCATACGCCAGCCTTGGGCATCTCCTTTTCCACGGTCAGCCCCTGCGCCTTCACCTGCCGCTCGGAGAGCGTGCGCACTCCGCACCGGCAGCGAAAACCGTTAGGCGGATAATTGGAAGCCCAGAACTCATGATCCGCCGGGTAAACCTTTTTATGCAAGATGGCGTGCGATGGCCGCACCCGCCTGTCCATGACCGCGATATACTGCCAGTAGGGCCGCGATGCTTTCACAGCCTGCATTTTCTTGTATCGCCCGGCGGCGTAGGCCGTTTGCATGTTGGTGCGGAAAATGTTCTCCACCCGGTAATCATGCCAGCCCTGAGCCTGTATAGCCGCCACAATCCTTTTTTTGAAGTCCTCCAGCGTCTCCCCGTTTTTCAGGGCGTCTTCTATGCCGTCGCTCACAAGCTGCACAAGGTCGCGCCGGGCCAGCCCCGTGACGTAAAACGCCCTCTGTTTAGCCCCTTCGCCCAGTGCTTTGACCTCCGCATCCGTCAGTTTCGCCCGCTGTTTCCAGAACTCTATGGCGGCATCCAGAGGCACGGGTTCCGCGATGATTTCCGGGGTGGAAAGTTCCAGGCATTTTTTAGTCATCCTCTTCAGCCTCCGTCTGGACGGACGCCGCGCCGTGTCCCGCCGCCATGGTCATAGCTCGGGCAAGAAAACTCTCCAGCACGTCCGGGGCCATGACCGGTGAAAGAAGCGCAGCCAGACCTTCCTCCAGATCTTCATAGCTTTGGGCGGACCGTATTTCGTTCTCAATTTGCGTGACAAATTCTGCACTGGCTTTGAACGCGCCGGGCAGCATTTTGACAATGGCCTCGTCAAGATTGTTCTGCGCCTTTTCTGCAGTAGTCTTTTCCCCGCCAGATGGAGCTGAGAAATTCATATCTGCGGCTGTCGCGCCTTCCGGCGGAGAGGTCTCATCCTCCAGCGTGAACTCTTCCGGTTTGAGCCCAAAACGCCCAGTGAAGTATTCCCGCGTAAACTTCGCGCCCATTTCCCGTATTTTCCTGCCAAGGTCCGCCTGTACGTTCAAATCTTCCGGGTCGTCATATTCTGCCAGCGGCGCAAAAACTCCCGGCCCGGCGTTGACCTGGGCATACAGCCAGGTGATCTCGTTCCATGCGTCCGTGACCATGGCTTTGTCGGCATCAGCCAGATCATTGGCCACGTCCGCGTGCGTCTGCGCCGCTGCCTGAGAATTCTTGCCTTCCATTTCCACAGTCAGGGTCTGGCCCATGAGGACCTTGGAGATAGCCCTGTCCTGGCGGGCAAGAAACTGCTCGTGGAGCTGCCCCTGCGTCTGCCCGGTCCCTTCCAGCTTAACGTTGGCGCCATAGGGGATCACGGCTACGGCATCCTGCACCATGTGCGAAAGCCCCCGTGCCATGTCCTGCTTTTCCAGCGCCGTAGCCCTGGCCGGAGCTTCACCGACTACCCAGGGCATACCATGGCGCTCAACAAAACGGGCATAGAAAGACAGGCCGCCGCGCTTAAAGCTCACCGGCCACAGGCAGCGGCTTAAAAGCCGTAAGCCATAAGGATTGTCGTAGGTGGCATGGTGCGTGACTAATACGAACTTTCCCGCGGGCAGCGGACGTGGATCTGCGCAGAACAGGCCGTATTCTCCAACGAACACAGGCTGGTTCCGGCTGTCGAAACGGAACCAGTGATAGGGCTTCGGTACAATGTCAACGATATGCCACCAGTCCCCATCAAAACGCCAAATAAGTTCCAGCGGAGTGAAGCCGTAAAAAGGCGCGTCAAGCATCCCGCTGACCACGGTACGCAGGTTGGTGCGCTCAAGGTCCTGCATGAAACGCCGGTGCAGTTCTTCCGCTTCCGGCGAGGGTGTTGCACCTTCCGGCGCTCCGGCCCGGAAAGTAAGATGGGGACAGTTCAGCACACGGTTCTTCCGGGAAAGCATCGCTGTCGTCACCTGGTCATCCGCTGAGAGCTCCTGCAGCACCCTGGCGTCGTCCCCGCGCCTGCGCAGCACCGGGTCTGGATCCGGCAAGGTGCTCAGCCAGCCCTCCAGTTCCCCGAAACATACGCCCGCATTTTGTCGCGTTGCCAGTTCCGTGGAAAGTTCCGCGCTGCTGAACGGCTGAAACGTTCCGTCCGGCATAAAAAGCCCATCTGCCATGTAAAAACCTCCGTTTCCCTGCCTTTGTGGCAAAAAAACGGAGGCCTTACCCTGAAAGGGCGCGTTCCATGCGAAGGTTTTCTGTCTGCTCACCAGCCACTCAAATCTAATCCGGGCATCCTTACCCCCACATACTCCCACGGTTCTACACTTCCCAGCTCCCTGTGCGCGTCCAGCATCATGGCGCAGGCTACCACGGCGTCTCCGTGCCTGCCGCCTGTCCTGTCCCTGGTACGCTGCTCCGGCACGCGGGCAACACCGCGCACCACACGCAGGCTGCGGAAGTCGGAAAGTACACCCGCATCCCTGGGCAGCACCAGCGTTTTGTCCTCAATGCCGCTCTTGAGCAGCGGCATGGTCTCTCTGTACCACGCCTCGGAAATCATCACCTCCCGCGCCCGTTCCGGCCCGTACTTCTGGCGGGCCGCCTCGGCCAGCGCGGAACCGTTGCCTCTTGCGTCAAGAGACACGCCGGAGAATCGCGGCAGGGAGCCGATGACGGCAAATAGTATCTGTTGCTGCGTTCGGTGCGGGCAGTCCCGCAGTTCCAGCACGAAAGGCGGGGTGAGCCGCAGGTCGCGCTGTTCTGTTGCGGGCCAGAACACGGAAAGGTCGCCGGACCGGCCGAAGTCCACGCCCATGAAATGGGCGCAGTCGCCGGGAAGTTCCCCCATAAGGGGAGCTAGGTTCTCCGCGATCCAGCCCCTGGTATAGGTTTCGGCCACGTCCAGCGGCCAGTCCACAAAATCCTCCGCCGGGGCAATCCATGTCACCACGGGGAGGGCTGCGTCCATGCACGCCTCAAGCATCGTTGTGGTCAGGTACGCTCCCGCCGAGCGCCGGGGAATACAAAAAAGCTCTTCATCCGCGCCGTCTCCGTAGTCCTCAATGATACCCGCCCGCCATGCATCCTCCGCCTCCCTCGTCCATTCGCGGGGCGGATGCGCACGCTTGCAGATAGTCCTGAACAGGCCGTCTGCTATGGCGTCATCAAGCGTGGTGCGGTGCAGGCTGTAGGCAAGCCGCCCGGCACGGATATCGTTAACAAGCTCATTAAAGGGGTTGTTTTCCCCGTTATGCGTGGAAAGGATAGATACGCTGCCGCCCCACATGAGCAGAGCGAAGGCCGCCTTCATCAGTTCGTCCAGGTCGTCCACAAAGGCAGCTTCGTCAATAATGACGCGTCCCTGCTTGGACCTCAGGGAACGGGCCTCGGAGGGCAGGCCCCACACGCTGAAGCCGGAGGCAAAGCGGATGCGGTACACCGTGATATCCCGGTCAGCGTCGCGCAGCACAAGCTCCTCCATGTCGTGGGCCAGCACGTCGAGAGCCTTGGCCCAGAACGCGCAGTCGCGGATGAATGTCTGCGTCATTTCCTTGTTGTACGACAGGTAGAAAGTGTCCTGCCCGCCTGCTTCGCGGCTCTTGGAGGCCTCCAGCACGGAAAGGAACGCTTCGCAGTACGATGCGCCGATGCGGCGCGATTTCTCCCACACGCGCACCCGGGCCGTGTCCGCCATCCATCTGCGCTGGTAAGGCAGGAATATGTCCGCCGCGCCCCCCATTACACGCCTCCCTCCACTATGCCAATAGCCTTGCAGATATGTTGCGCCATGTCGCTGGAAAGGCCTCGCTTGCGATCCTGCTCGCCGGCATCATCCCTGGGCAGTCCGGCCTCCAGTTCGCCCAGCAAATCAAGACAGCGCTTGATGTCCTGCACGGTCGCCGCCGTGATTTTGGAGGGATCGGCGAGGGCCATACCCAGCTTGCCCTCGACTGCCTGTTTCAGCGCAGCCACGGCATCGGCCCTCGTGGAAATTACAGGTCGGGCCTCAGGTTCGGCATAGGACGGAATCTTGCCGGAGGCGGCCAGCTCCGCCCGTTTCAGGGCCAGATTCTCAAGGGAGGCCACGGCAAACGCAGCCTGCGCAGCCTCCTTGCCATCCCCCGCTTCCAGAAGGCGTTCCAGGATAGCTTTGCGGCCCATGATGGTGTTGAAACGAATCTCGCTTTCTGCCTGTGCCAGCTGCTCCCGCCGCCTGGCCCACTGGAATTTCTGCCCCCAGGCTTTGAGCGTGGTGGCTGACACGCCCGTCAGCTCCGCCACCCGGGCATAGGAAAGACGCTCCTCGCAATATAGCTCCTGAGCCCGCCACACGGTGTCTGGCTCATGCTCCCAGCCCACGGCTAGTCCTCCAATTCGGCGTTCAGTATTTCGATACGTTTTTCTATATCGCGGATTTCCATTATCTGCTGGGCCAGCACGGCCATACCGTCTATGGCGTCCAGCTCTTGTATTTCGGACAGGGGAATGGCGGGATTCAGAATTTTCCGCAGTTTCACGAGGTTTTCCCTCGTTTTTGCTTCCAGACGTGCACGCTTTTCGCGCAAGCTCATTCTTTGCAGCTTAAAATCCATGCGCTCGCTCATATCAGATCCTACATCCTTCCTCTGGCGGCTTCACGGGCCATTGGACATTGCATGTTGTTTTCCGTCAGGACGGCCATACGTTGTAACGCTCCGATGCAGTTGGTGATGACATCGGACAAATCCTTGGCCATACGCTCGTAATTCTTTACCAGTTCTACGTTGTCGCGGTAGTATTTATCCGTCACGCTTTGGTTATCGCCCAGCTCCCTGATCATTTTCAGGGAATCATCCCTGTACGACGACAGAATGCGGGCGGTCTCCGCACTGTGCGCCTGCATTATCTCATCCGAGCGCTTCGTGCGCAGATGTTCAAAAAATAACATGGCGATGATGACAAGCGCCGGGCCGGAAAGTGCCAGTGTGAGTAATCCCGGCACGCCAAGCTGTGTCAGCACGGCGGCGATGCTCTGAGCCGCTGTGACAAGGGCTTCAAGTTGCGTCGAATCTATCATTCTTTGTCTCCGGGGAGCTGCGCCTCATAACAGTTCAGGGCGTCTTCAAGCCCGGCCACATACGCCCGGATGCGGGCATCGCGAACGCGCAGCAGAGTGTAGCCCTCCCGGCTTTCAAGGAACACCCCTTTCATAGGCGGCAGTTCAGGCTTGGGGGGACGGGCACACTGCGCCACAGACACGACAGCGGGCGCAGGGGGCGGGTCTGACGCAGGCCTGGCGCAGCCGCTACAAAGGGCGATCAAGAGCATCAGAAAGGGCACGGCGCATCGCATTGTCCGGCACTCCTTTTTCTTCTTTCGGGGTCATGGCGCGCAGGGTCGCCTCGTCAAGCAGGGACTTCCATGCGTCTGCGTCCGCACGCGCTGCCGCCTCTCTGTCCAGGCAGGACTGCGCCTGCGCCTCAAGGGCGGCTTCGCCCTTTTGGGCCTGTTCGGCAAGAAGCTGCCAGCGGCCCGCTGCCTCCTGCCATGCTTTGAGATCGGTTTTCAGCGCAGAGCACATGGCCTCTGCTTTTTGCAGGCGTATATACTGCACTGCGAAAGTACTGCCACAGATGATGACGGCCACAAGCAGAATAACAGCGGTTTTCATGCGTTCTCCGGGCCGGTGCTGATGTTGCGCTCAAAAAACATTTGCCCGGCCTTGGCTGTCTGGCTGCCTACGAGCAGTGTGACTTCCTCCCAGCCGAGATGAATGAAGTGCCCCTCCCAGAAGCAGCCCCATACCCACATTCCCAGCACCACTATGCAGACGCACATGGTCACGATACGCTGGCACGACCAGCCGCCGTCCAAACAGCGCAGGCTGTCGAGTATGCCAAGGCTCATCGCAGCCGCTCCGGGTATCGTCCCGTGGCTATCATGGAACAGATGGCGCGGGCGCGTCGTCCTGTCTGGTGATACCAGACAGAACTCCTGAGGTTTTCAGCGGCGCGGACGTATTCCCCGCGCCCGATCATGGGCAGGGTCGTATAAAAGCCAAGCAGGCCGCTCCCCTTAATGCCCCGCGCCTTGTCCCGGGCGCGGCCCACGCCCATGTTGTAGGCCATGTCCAGCAGGGCATCGGCCCTCACGTTATCACCACCGTTTCGCAGAGTGGCATAAACCGGACAGCGTTGCAGCAGGTCAGCATTGGTCGCCTGCAACTCCCACAGCATGGCCTCCTCAGCCTGCTCCCTGGTCCACGTCATGCCGCGATCGCGCAGAACCAGCAGCAGACTCGCCCCACGCAGCCCACCGCGCTGGACGCGTCCACGTATGTCCTCAAATGGGATGAAACGCGGGTGCGCCTCAAGATTGCTTCCGTATCCGATAGTGCAATAACCTGCCGGACAAAGGTAGGGCCGCAGAAAAAGGCCTTCAAACTCTCGCAGCAACGCCAGATAGGCGTCAGAAAAAGAACATTTCATGGATCCCTCTCATGTTCGGGAGTCGTTTGTCAGAGCCCTGCGGGCTTACAAACAGCAGCAGAGCCAGGATTGGGCCGTACCGCCGCGGGCCATTAACGGCGGCACGGCCTGGAGGAACGAACCGGCGAAAAAAAAACGGCCCGTCCCGGCAATCATGCCGAAACGGACCGCATCCTGCCCGGAAGGGGTGCACACTGTGCGAACTTTATTCGTCAAAATCCTTGCAGAGTTCCCGCACTTCATCCACACGGATGCGCACGGGGTTGTCCCTTAGACGTACCAGCCTGCCCTCGGCAATGTAGTTGTACACGGTGCGCTCTGACACATTCAGACAGTACGCAGCCTGCTTCACATTCAGAAGATTTCGCCGGGCCAGCATTTCCTGAGGCGTCAGCGTGTACGGTCTGACAGGGGGAACGCCGCTGTACCGGATGGGCAGGGGAAGAGGAAAGCCAGCTGGGCGCTTCAGGGTGCAGTGGTCCGCACAGCCGATGCAGCAGAAGACATCGTCACGCACAAACCAGAACGGCTTGTGCCTCCTGCACAGGAAATAGGGACATCCCAGCTTTTCGTACACGCTGCGGTCCGGTTCGGCATCATACGGCCGCCATCCCTCACGGGTCAGCGTCACGATCTCCTGTATGCGTGTTCTGGACATATCTCCTCCCTAAAACAGTCTGGAAAAAAGTTCTCTCCCTTCGAGGTCCGTCTGGGCACGGCAGGCTGCGCACTCTCTCCGATCCAGTCGGCGGCAGTGGGCGCAGCGGATTTCCTGCAGGGCCACTGCCAGATCTTCCCCTGTCAGCCCTGGGAGGGATGGAGAACCGCTTTCTTCGGAGATGCCCCCGGACAGGGCAGCCCCGATTCGTGCTAACTGAACATCCGTTTTGCCAGGATATCTCCCGGACAAAACCATGTACACCGTGGCCCGTTTCAGTTCCGGGTGCGCCCGGCAAAAAGCATGGATGGATACATGAGATTCCAGAATCCGCTCCCGAAGCCGGTCTGCATAGCTATTCATCGCCTGTGCCTTCGGCTTTCTGCTTTTTGTCAAAAGCCTTTTCCCGACGTTGCAGGTCTGACAGCAGGGTGGAAATCTGTTTCCCGTTCTGCATCCAGACGAACAACTCCACGCCAAAGGCCCGTTTGCAGCGAGTATTAAGGCTGGTCATGGAATACCCCAACTTACGCCAAATAGCCAGAATTTGCCGCTTTTCAGCCGCAAAGGGCATGGAGTCCGTAATCTCTATCCAATCCGGCCGGCCGTGCGGCGTCACACGGCGATTACGGCTTTTGGCTGGCGCGGTATAGGTCACTCCGTAGGTTTCGGTAAAAAGCTGCACCAGCCGGGAGAGCTGGTGGATATTCATATCCTTCCGGCTCCCGACGCCGAACTCCGAACGCAGCAGGTCGCGAAACGCTTCTTCATCCATTTCTGGTAACTGCTTCCGGGCAACCTCTATCTTCCGGTATAGGCCGAGGCGCATCCTGTTTGTGTCCATGACAGCCTCCTTCTTACACAGTCACGCCCACGCAGGGCATGAAAAAAACACTGATCTATTCTTTAGCTGCTCGTCAGGCCCAGAGCGCCACCCCTGGGCGACCACCCCGCCTTTTGGAACAGGCGGGGCGGTTTCGCTTTCGGCCTTATCGGCGGGGTTCTATCTTTTTGAGCTCATCCCTGAGCGGCTTGAAAAGGCTGAATTTTGCTGCCATGCAGGCCGGAATAGTCATGGGGGCGCCCGTGCGCGGGTTGCGGCCCATACGTTCCGCCCGCTGTTTCACGAAAATCTTGCCGAGCCCCGGAAGGGGAACTTCACCTCCCTTTTGCAGTTCCATCAGTGCTACGCTGCGGAGAGCTTCAAAGCAGCGCTCCACGGTATCCCTGGAGATTCCGCTGCTCTCGGCCACGGCCTTTTTGAGTTCAGTCTGGTTCATGATTTACCTCTCTTATATCAGATGCGCCGATACACGAATTCGCGGCTGTATCCGTTCTGTATCAGCAGGTTTCTGGCTCTCGCCGTGATTGCAATGCAAATATCGCTGCGCTGCTTTGGCGTGGCGTTTGCCCATTGCGCTGTACGTGTCAAATTGTCCAGCTCCGTCGGGCCAGAAGGACATTGCTCCCGCAACACCCTCCGGGCATATTCCAACGCAAATGCGTCAATCTGCGACTTCCTGAATACGGGCTGCACCATGAGTTTCCCCCTGTCCGATCTGCTCTGGCACCGCGTCCCGCCTGATCTCAATGAAGAAGGTGTCTGTCGTCTGACGTTTGAGGCCTACCAGTTCGAGGCGCTCATCCGGCCAGTCCGCGGCCGTTTCCTTGTCCACCTCTTCCTTGATGCGGATGCCGTCCGTGAAGTTATACTGGTGAAGTTTTTCCAGTGTCATCCCTGACGTGATTCCACGCATCTGCACTATTCTGGTGCTGGCCCGGAACCCAATGGTGCCAAAGGCAAGATCAAGGCTCTTGGCTTTGGTAAAGAGGTCCGCCCGGTTCAGCCTGGCGAAGACTGCCACGGCGTCCGCCAGTTCCCTGCGCCGGGCCTGCAGAGGGGCGCTGCTCTGGCTGGCCTGCATCTTGGCGGCGTCTATGGCTTCCTGCATGGAGTGTTCAATAGACTCCAGCTTGCGGTCCAGCGACGCGATTTCCGCCAGCGCCCCTTCCGCCTGCTGGCGGTCATTTACAATGTGTGGATTGGGTTTAATCCGCGCAGCCATCACGCATAGCCTCCCATATATTTTCGTGTGCAAAGGTCTCAGGCTTATCCGGTACGATAAGCGAGGCTTCCATGGTTTCGGCCTGCTCAGCCGCAGCATCCAGCTCCCGCCGGATGACGCGCAAAATATCAGGAGCATCCTTCTGCGCCTGGACGTCTTCCAGAGAAATCCTGATGCTTCGCAACTTTTCAGACAACATACTATTCCTCCACGTTCTCATTTTGGTTGACGGATTTTTCAAACCTGGCCAAAAGAATTTTGGCTGAATTCACGATGACCCGGGCTGTACGCAGCGCGTAGGGGTCGGCGCACAGCATCAGGCGTATGATTGTCGCCGCTGCTGCCCGCTCCTTCTGGAAGGGATCTGCCTCGCGGACTGGCGGGTATGGGGTTTCCGGCGTAGCCTGTGCTTTGCCTGTAGCGCGGAAGAGAACCGCTCTCCTGCTGTTGCGCCCGACCCGTTCGAGAAAACCTTCGCCCTCCAGCCAAGCCACATAACGCAGAATGTGCGTGTAGCTGACGCGGGTCATCAGGGCACAGTCGCTGATAGACCAGCCCGCTTTTGTAGTCCGGACGAAACGCCAGATGATGGTGTGCATCCGGCCTCCGCGGGGACGGCGCTGCTCGTCATAGGTGCATACTCCGGGACGCACGGGCTGTATCTCACCATGTCTCTTCATGTCGGCCGCGCGGGAACGCACCACGGCCTGCTCTGCTTCACTGCTCAGTCCCAGAGCCTCATAAACCTGCCGGTAGCTGACTTCACGGCCTCCGTCGCCAAGCGCCCGGATGGCCTTGCGTACCATGTCGGTGGAGATTTTCACGACTGCCCTCCTACTTTCGCCGCCAGGTGTGGGCGGAAAGAGCCGTATCCAGCATGGCCTGATCAACGGTGAAACTGCCGCCCGCCCTGGCGGATTTTTCGAGCAGCAGGCACAGGGTTCGTACCAGCCGGAAGTCTCCCTCTGTTTTCTGGGTAATCTCGGAGGCCAGCGCCAGCGGCACTTCCAGCCCTGCCGCCTGCATGGCGTACATGGCCACTTCCGAGGGTGATATGGGTCCGAACTCCACTTCGTAGGCCACGCGCGACCAAATGCGCCGCCGCTCGGATAGCAGCCCGAAGATTCCTTCCTCGCCTATGAGAATGACAGGGGCACCTGTCATCTCATGGATGTCACGAAGGTCTTCAATCCTGTCGATCTTCAGCCTGTCCGCTTCGTCTATAAAAATAGGCTGCCTGTTCTCCTCCAGGAGGGACACGATCAGTTCCTTACAGCGGTTCCCCGTGTGCCGGGGCATATCCATGTTCTTCCCCCTGACTTCGAAAAGCAGGCGCTGCAGGAAGCTGGTCTGGCTCCATCCCTGCCAGACACGCACATACGCGCCGCCACGCTGGATGTGATACCTGTCCGCCGCTACGCTCTTCCCTCGCCCGGCCTGCCCGTAGGCAAGCACGAAGCCCGAGAGGTTGCGCCCGGCACCTACGACTTCGTCCACGGCGTTGTCGAATCTGGTCATAGCCCCAGTCTCAATGATAGTTTCGCGCATCTCGTTCCTCCATAACGCTATGCCTGTGCAGCGCGGGCCTGTTCCCTCGCGTACACCTGGCGCAGCCCGTCAAAATATTTCTTCCAGTAGGTCAGGTATTCCGTGGTCTGTTCCCAGGCCGCCATCCACGCGACATCGTCCGGCACAAGTTCGATGGACTGCTCGAATTTAACGTTGAACAGGTAAGCGTACCGTTCCTGAGAATCCTTCCATCGCTTGAGGGCAGACGGGGTGTAAGCCGGAGCGGCGTTCATGGCCGCGACAGCAGCATCCCTCTGTGCCGCGAACGCCGCCTCTTCCTCTGCAGTGGGAGGCTTCGGTTCAGAGGGACGCGCTGCAGGTAGTGGCCTGGGTTGCAGTTGGGTAACCGACAACACTCGGGCCTGAGCCTCCGGCAGAACATCCGCGTTGAGCATTTTCGTAATACCCGCGAAACTCTGCTTCTTCTGTCCCTGTTTCAGTTCTGCCGCTGCCCGGAAATCCTCCTGCTGCTCCGCCGTGCCAAGCACTCTGGCCACGGGATGCAGGCCGCAGGCAATCCGGTGATGTTCACGATCCAGCGCCTCGCAGAGGAAAGTTCCATCCATTGTGTAGACGAATACGCTGAAGGGATTGAGGTACTCGTCGTAACGCACAAGGACGGGATGGCGTCGCGAAAAGAGTGCCTCGTGCCAGTACAGACGCCCGTTGATGCGAATGCCATCCTTGGTGATGGTCCGCACTTCTTTCTGCATCATCAGCAGGGTCAGGCGCTGCATCTCCTCCGGAGTAAGGCCCGGGCCGCGCCCGGCTTCCATCACCGCTCCTGGTGTTGCACCGTGCAGGTGTGTGCGGAACTGGGGACGGGCCTTGTATTCCTCAAACCAACGGGCTACCTGCAGCTTAGTTTCCTCCAGTGTCAGGGGGCGTGCCCCCATCTTCTCGTACAGCTTGCGGTGCATTTTTTCTCCGCGCATCATGCGGGCTGGCTTGTGGGCAATGTCGTAGCCTGTGTACGAGGGCATCCATACTTCAAGCTCGTGCATGGTCCCGAAGAAACGCTCAACCGGCTTGCTCTGACCGTGGTAGGGCCATGCGTGGATGACCGTGCAGCCGAGGTCGCGGTACAGGCCGAGGAATCCTGCCTGCTCAAAATCCGGACAGCCCTCGAAGAACCGCGCCCGGAAAGCCCTGCCGTTGTCGAGGTAGATGACGCGCGGGAACTTGCCCAGAATGATGCAGCTGCGTCGAAACGCCGCCGATATGCAGGCCGTGTTCTCCGTTGCCATGATCTGCCAGCCCAATGGGCAGTTGCTCGCGCCGTCGTAGAACAGCACAAGCGTCATACGCTTGGGCTTGCCCGTGTCCGGGTCAATGCTTTCGAAGTTCAGGGTGTGACCGTCTGCGATCACCACATCACCCACTTCCACCAGGTTCCAGTTGCGGAGAAGGCTTATGGCGCACTTGTCATTCCATGCCTTTTCTCCTTCGCGGAAGGCCGTCCAACTGTCGAAACACTCAGTCATGTAGGCCTTCGCGAACCGCCTGATGGTGGGGTCGGAGGGCACGAACATCCCCTCCGCCTGAAACTTGCGCTGCACTTCCCGCACACACTGGCTGATGGCCGGGGCGTTCGGATTCAGAACGTGCCCCAGGATGATATGCTGGTGCCGCTCCGTCAGCAGCGTACGCCCCCGATGAGCTACACCGCGCCTATCCGCGAGAATCAGCACACTCCCGGCTCGCTCCTGCTTCACCTTCCAGCGTTCCAGAGTCTGCCAGGATACAGGACCGATTTCCTCCAGCAGCTTCGGCCACACTCCGGCACGGTAGGCTTCCACAAACGCCGCTTTCTGTGCCTTGGTTGCACCGTTTTTGCGCTGCCATACAAGGTACTGCCCCAGCAGGTCCGCCCGCGCCAGCGCCTTGTAGCGCTTCTTGTCGTCCAGTATGGCCGGGGTCGTGACAGATGAAAGCTGCTTTTGGGGCAGAGATTTCTCTTCGTCTAAGGCCTGCTTCTCCTCCGCGGCACGGATGGCTAGCTGTGTTTCCTCCGGCATGGAGGAAACAAGCCATTCTTTGCCACCACCGCGTCCCTTGCGTGGGCGGGATTGCCACGACTCACGCTGTGCGCGTTGCAGCGTGGATTTTACGCTCAACCCCAAGCGCCTGCTGCATTCTTGCGTGACGTATGCTTCGCGGAGTGCCATTGCTTGTTCCCCTGTCGTTGTAGGATTCCGGCTCCGCTGATAGAGTGCTCTTGCTATTTCTCAACCTTAGCCCCTGAATCATTCAGGGAATCAACGGAGCCGGAAATGTCACTTTTTACTCGCTTGTTGGCTGCTAAAAAGGGATGCCCTTTTTGCAACTTCGATCCATGCAATCCTGAAAAATGTATGTTTTTTATAGGATTCAATAATGAAAACTTTGATTGTATCTTGTTGAAAACATACGCTAAAAGTGTTGCAGCGGCGGCATGTTCTCACTTTTTGACTTTAAATGTTCCCCGTACACACTTGGATTTTCTATTCCAGCTATCTCCTGAAGCATTGAAAAAACGATTGGATAGGATTCAAGAAACGCTTGAGAGCCTTGACGAAGCAATCGCATTTCCAATCCTTCCAGAAGAACTTCAAAAGGAGCTGAAAGGTTCCCGTGCGCGGCTTTCCGAGTATTACGAGCAAGTCTCTTCAGCGTTTGCAGCCGTATCACCACGTCAGGCGAAAAAGTTGTCTTCACATACTCGAAAGAAATCATAGAACCTCCATTGTGAGATTCGAGTGTGGGTCAAACAAGTATTGTTCCGGCACTCCTTCCCTGCGCAGGGCCTCCAAGACCTTGGGACTGTGCCGTTTGCCACGCACCGTGGCGGACACGGCTTCTGCCGAAACGCCGATGCGTCTGCCAAGCTCCGCCATGCTCAAGCCTCGATCGTCCAAAATGGCTCGAATGATGTATCGGTATTGAAAGCGGCGGAGTCCGCATCTGCTGCGGTTCATAAATCTTCCTCCAGTCTGCGCTTGCGTTTCCGGGCGACCTTCATTTCCAGGGCCGCCGCTCCATAGTCGTGGAGCTTTCTGTCTTCCTCCGTCATCAGGCTAGGCCCAGTGCCCGCGCCGGCAATGCGAAAAGGCTCCACGTTGCTGGTGGCTCGGCAGAAGGCAGCAGGGCCAAGATGGAGGGCGGTGCGATGTGTCGGAGGGAGCCAACCATTTGTCCAGCGTGGACTTATGGACAGGATATTTCCTTCCGTCAGCTTGCTCGCCCGTTGCACTGTCTCGTTCAGCCTGTCGGCAAGCCTCTTGCGTCCTTCACTTTCCGGTGCTCCGGCGGCATCACGCATGGCGATTCGTATGTCCGCCATAACGCCCGAAAGCCGGGCTGCGTCGTCAAGTGAGGAAAACTGCTTCATGGCCTGCTCCCTGTCCAAACGCCTCTCGCGCCCGGACGTTGATTTAATGGGGCGGGCCGGATAAAGTCGGCTTGCTTACTGTTGAAACTTCAACCGCCCGCAAGTCCAGTTTTAGGACAAAATTTCAGACTTGTAAACTGAAATTTCGGGTAAAACTTAAAACATGCCCAATTTTTTACTTTATCAATATTTCCCGATAGTTACAGAAAAATTGCGGTAAAAGTTAAGGTAAAACTTTGGAGTGGAGAAATTTTACCCTATGAAAACTCTTGGAGAACGTATCCGATTTATAAGAGGGAAAGAAACTCAGGCTGAATTTGCGGAACGTGTTGGAATTGCAAAGGGATCCATAGGTGGATATGAAAATGATAAAAATTCGCCTAGCGCGGAAGTTATTCTGAAAATTTGTGTTAAAAATGATATTTCATGCGAATGGCTTTTGAAAGGTCACGGACCTATGCGTTTAGGAGATAATATCGATACACCGCAGCAAAATTGCAAAGAAGTAAGACAAAATATTTCCTTAGATTATACTGAGTTAGCAAAAAAATTGAATATGACGGAAGAAGAGCGCCGCGAATTGGCACTAGAAAACCGCAAGCTCTACAGAGAAAAAGAGGCGCTCTATAAGGAAAAGGAAGAGTTGCTGCGCGAGAATGGAGCCCTCCGAGAAAAACTTGCCCGGCTGGAAGCTGCCTCCACAAAAAAATCCCCTCAACGATGCGCGGAAATGGATGGGGATGGGGTTCATGACATACGATCCGCAGTTGAAACTCTTCCTCATTGTGCTGAGAAGCGTGCCATAGCCTCAAAGTAAGAGACCGCCCCTGTACACCATGTGATGCAGCAGGGGCGGTCTTATTCTCAGTAGCCTGGTGGGTGTGTCGTTCTCAACTTGCGTGACGAACTGGCCGGAAAATCGGCCTTCGTTCTCAAACCTTTCTTGTGGCATTTTTTCGCGGGCGGTCAAGTGTCAGGCCCGCGCCAGTCAAGGGAGAGTCGCCTATTGGTCCAGCAGGATCGGCTCCATCCCTCATTCTCATCTATCGTGACCCCCTACAAAAGGAGAGGGACGCCAGGAAGGTCGTCCAGTTTTCGTGATACGGCAGGATCCCGAGATGCAGCATCTCGGGATTGGTGATCAGGACATTGGGAGGATTTTTGCGGATTTTGGCGCGCTGATAGTCCGGAGTGTCGCCATCATAAAGGGCCACTGTGGGACGGGCCTCGCCCGGCCAGTGAATGGTCAGCCCTTCAAGGGACCTCTTCTGATCCTGGGCCAGGGCCTTCAGCGGGAAAAGATAGAGCGCTGTCGCCTCGGGATCGCTCAGATGGCGCTCAAGAAAGGGAAGGTTGTAAATTAGCGTCTTGCCGCTGGCCGTGGGCGTAGTCACGACAACGTCGCGTCCGGCGCGGATGATGTCCATGGCCAGGGCCTGATGGGAATAAAGCGCTTTCACGCCGGCGGCATAAAGCACGTCCTGCATGGCACGGGACCAGGGACGGCGCGTCTCCCCGTATTTCGGAGGTTCGGCTTCCATGACCCTGTGGCAGGTCACCTGATCCTTCAGACTGGGCGCCGCGAGCAGCGCTTCGATGTAATCTTTCACTGTGGCCATGCCGGGACTATACAAACCCGGCAT